GTATAGGCTGACCCACACCATTCCTTGGTTTACCTTCTTAGTAGGAGCGATGCAGAGCGCAGCCGTCAATGGCGTTGCGATTGCCCATGTCTACTGGGACTACAAGGAACATAAGGAAGAGGTCTTTGACACAGACGAAGAGGGTATGCCTCAGTTCGATGACAACGGGCCTGTGACCAAGAAGGTTACTGTAAGGGTGGATGACAAGCCGTGTATTAAGCTGGTGGCTCCAGAGAACTTTAGAATTGATCCGGGTTCTGACTGGACCGATCCGATTGGTTCTTCTCCATACCTGATTCAACTGATCCCGATGTTCGTTCAGGATGTGAAGCAGAGAATGAAGGAAGACTGGATCAAGCTGGATGACGGCGAACTGATGTCGGGAGTTAAACAGTCCTATGATACAGTTCGTCAGGCTCGTGAGGGCGGAAGGACTGATAGGTACGAGGATGCCAAGAAGGATATCGTGGATCACGATATTGTCTGGGTCCACAAGAACATTATTCGTAAAGACGGGGAGGACTGGTGCTTCTATACAGTAGGCACCGAGCATATGCTGAGTAAGCCCAAGAGGCTTGTCGATATGTATCCTCATCTACGAAAGGGTGAGCGTCCGTATGTGATGGGATATTCAAACCTTGAGTCATTCAGGGTGTACCCAGCCGGTACTGTTGAGCTATCACAAGAGCTTCAGGCAGCAAGCAACGATGTTTGGAACCAGAGGTTTGAGAACATCAAGCTGGCTATGAATAAGCGTTACCACCTCAGGCGTGATGCTAATATTGATGTGGCATCTCTCTTCAGGAATGTCGCTGGTGGTGTGGTTGAGATGGATGATCCTGATAGAGATGTTAGGGTTATCGAAACAAGGGATGTTACCTCGTCTGCCTATGCAGAACAAGATCGAATCAATATGGACTTCGATGAGTTGCAGGGTAACTTCTCTGCCTCTACTGTTGCTGGCGCAAGGAACCTGAACGAGACTGTTGGCGGTATGTCTATGCTTGCCGGTAACACCAACATGATCACAGAGTTTGTGGTGCGTACATTCGGTGAGACATTCGTGGAGCCTGTGCTTAAGCAGTTTATGCGGCTTGAGCAATTCTATGAGAACGATCTAGCCATCATCAATCTTAATGGTAAAGCAGCGCAGTTCTTTCCTAAGGGTGGGACTGACGACGAGATTGATACCATCATGCAGCACGAGCTTAATCTTAAGGTGAATGTAGGTCTTAATGCTACAGACCCAATTAAGAAGAACCAGCACATGATGACCCTGATCCAGCAGCTACAGATTCTTCCGGGCGTCTTCAGGGTTCTTAACATCCAAGAGATTATTAAGGAACTGTTTGCTAACAGTGGATTTAAAGGTGGAGAAAGGTTTATCTCTGGGGATGATCCGAGAATTGCCGAGCTTGAAGAGACGCTACAGCAAATGCAAGCGCAGATTGATAGCAAGGATAAGGAACTGCAAACTCGTATCCAGCTTCAAGACATGAAGAACCAAGGGGCTACTCAGGTGGCAAGCATTAGGGGTGAGGTTGAACTCCGTAAGGAGGAGATGAGAACCCAGCTTGGCGACCTAGAGATTCAAATCAGGATGGAAGCAGAGGACACCAAGAAGGGTGAGCTAATGCTTCAACGTGACGCGCTTCTGACTAAAATCCTAGAGGCTGAAAGGGACTACAATCTAGGAAAGACTGGCGTCATAATGAACGACGATTACGGTAATGTCCCACACGCAGTAGGATAGTATGTTTATAGATATTGATCAATGGACTGATGATGAGTTATTCGCAAGAGTACGCGAAGGAGAGGAGGCAAGGCGCTTCATCTCCAGCTTAATAGGCAAGAAGATACTCGAACGGGCAAAAGAGAAACACAAGCTGGCGGTCATGGCTCTCACGCAAATGGCTGTTGATGGGTGTAGTCTCAGCGACCCAGATACAACGAGAGCGTTAGAAAAAATCCTTCGGGATATTGCGACACCTGCCTTGGTGATGCAATCCATTCAGGAGCTTCTGGTCGATGCTGAAAGATCGGAAGCCCTGCTGAGACAGAGAGACATTGAGGACTTATAATGACTGAAGCTACCCATGAGGGCGCTGAAGTAGCAGGAAGGAATCCCAAGAGGGATGCCGCTATGGACGCGCTCGTTAACAGAAGAAACGAAGAAGAACTAATTGTTGAAGAAGAACACGAGGAACCTTCCCCGCCGCCGGTTAGGTGGAGCGAGGAGCTTAACACATACGTCACCAAGATCAAAGTAGACGGTGAGGAGCAGGAGGTTCCGTTTGACGAGGTTGTTTCTTCGGCACAGAAAGTAAAGGCCTCAGGCAAGAGGTTCGAGGAAGCTGCCGCCATGAAGCAGTATGCCGAAGAACTTAGAGCCGAGGCAGAAAGAATCCGTCAAGAAAGACGCGATACACCTCCACCCCAAGAGGACGAGGTAGATGATGATAGCCTCAAAGAAATCATTAAGCAGTACCATAAGGCACTCTATGATGACGATGAGGAAAAGGCGATTGAGTTGTTACAGCAAATCAGAGGGCGCGGTACTGCTACCCAGACTGTAGATGCTGAGACCACGCGCAGACTGATCCAACAGGAAATCAGACAGCAGCAAGAGCAAGAGAGGAATGAACGATTCCAACGTGACGTTACCATAGCGCAACGTAGGTTCGAGGAAGAGTTCCCAGACATTGCTAATGATGAGGTCTTAAGAGGAATAGCGGATCAGAAGACAGTGGAGATCATGAATTCTGAACCTGATCTTACTCCGTGGGAGATTATAAGTCGAGCTTCGGAGCAGACCAGAGAATGGATGGGGTCTCGATCTGGTACAAGGCACGAGAGAAAGCGATCTGCGGAAGCGCAGCCGTCTTCTTCGTCTGTTACCAGCACTTCAGATAGGGAAGATGACAAGCCTCTTACGAGGTCTGACATCATTAATGAGTTAAAACAAGCTAGGCACCAAAAGGTATAGGAGGCTATAAATTATGGCTGGACAACTATGGGCTGTTAACTCTAGCGGTGGTTATATGTACTCAGATAATCTGAGTCGTGATCTACGAATGGAGGTACAGCCGGTCGTAAAGTTTAGACAATTTTGCGACATCAAAGACGCAGCCCACCAAGGGCTACATAGGGGAGACACATTCCACTGGAACGTGTACTCTGACGTAACAACACAAGGAACCACTCTGGTAGAGACGGCGACTATCCCTGAGACAGGATTCACAATCACTCAAGGCACACTTACTGTGACAGAAGCTGGTAACAGCGTTCCGTACACTGGTAAGCTGGATGACCTGAGTGAGCATCCGGTCAAGGAGATCATCCGTAAGGTTCTGAAGAACGACGCCAAGAAGGCTTTCGACAACCTAGCGTCAGTGCAATTCGATGCTACTCCGCTTCGTGCTGTTGGTACTGCCTCTAATGCTGCTGCGTTCACCACCAATGGAACTGCTACTGCGACTAATGCGGCTGCTGGTTCTCTTGGTAAGGAGAACGTGAAGGTGGTTGTTGACTACATGAAGGAAAGAAACATTCCTGCTTATGTCAACGATGACTACTACTGCATTGCATGGCCGTCAACTCTGCGACCTCTCAAGAATGATCTTGAGACTATTCACCAATACGTTGACTCTGGATTCCAGATGATCCTTAACGGTGAAATCGGTCGTTACGAGGGCACTCGCTTTGTGGAGCAAACTCACATTGCTAAGGGTACAGGCATGGGCACAAGTGCTGCTGCTTGGACAAATGGCAATGACTGGGCTGTGTTCCTAGGCGAGGACTGCGTTGCCGAGGCGATCTCTATTCCTGAGGAAATCAGGGGTAAGATTCCGGGCGACTTCGGTCGTGACCGTGGTATCGCATGGTACTACCTAGGTGGCTTCGGTATCGTTCATACAACCGCCGCACAAGCTCGTATTGTGCTGTGGGACTCTGCTGCTTAATGGGGGTGAATTATGAGCTACAGTGAGCCAATCACAACTGTTTACAGCTACGGAAACCATGACTTCGGTACTGCCTCTGAGACTTTTCGTTTCAAGGGTCCAGCCGGTAAGAAGGGTTATCTTGTGGATGTGAACGTGTCTGCAACCGAGACCTTTACTGCTACCACTACTGAGGGCGCAGTGAAGATCGGTAGTGCTGAGGCTGGAGCGCAGTACGTCAACATGGGTCTTGGTACTCTTGCTGACAAGGCTACGCAAAACGCTTCTGACACTGCTGCCGATATCGTGCTTCGTGACTTACCGGCTGATACGGGTATCTGGGTGCAGTTCCTTGCGCCTACTGGAGGTACTCCTGCTGGTATGGCCGATGTACAGATCATCGTCAACTGGTACTAATAGGAGAAATCTTATGAAGGACAGCGCAAGTGGGAAGATGCCCGATAACGGGCTAACAGAGAAGACTTCGTTTGCCAATGAGACCCCTGCCGCACACGGCATGGATACCAAGGGTAAGGATCAGAAGCCTATGGGCACTGTGAAGAAGTCCGTTCCCGGCGGATTTAAGTTCCGCTAATTAAGACGGGGGGCTTCGGCCCCCCTTCTTTTCTGGAGTGATCATGAAAGACCAAGGTTACACTAAGGACTCTGAGCTATTCGACCAAAGAGACATGGAGTTTAGGGATCATAATGCTACATGGAAAGTACAGCACAACAACAACTACAAGCGGTTGGGTTGCGACATGATGGACGATATGTCTGGAATGGAAGAGTATGCAAGAGATCAGAAGAATAGAGAATGGTAGGGTAGTCATACGCTATCGAAAGGAAGGAGTCCTTGTAGACGGGGAGGGAAATCCTGTTGTCGAAGAAGATAATCAAGAACCTGCCGTCCAAGCCCCTAAGCGAAATAACACAGGGCGATCTGGGCGGCGCAAGGAAAGGCGTGGTAGTAATCCGGTACGGGGCAATGGGGGACATGGTAATGATGTCGTCAGTCCTACCCCTCCTGAAGGAGAAGTACCACCGGGTAACGGTTAACACCACACCCAAGGGATACGAGATCGTCAAGAACGATCCAAACATAGATGAGTTTCTTATTCAGGAAGACGGACAGATTCCCATCTATGAGATTGAGGACTACTGGGATCGGTTGAGTCAGTGCTTTGAGCATACGGTCAACCTATCTGAGTCGGTAGAAAGTAGGCTGATACTTCAGCCTGATAGGCTAGTGGTTTCAAACGGGAGAGTTATAAAGGCTCCCGCGCACGAGGATTACTTCAAACCTCAGAGCGAGGTACACGAGAAGTACAATCGGAACTATATAGAAGAAACCCATAAGATAGCCGGGGTTGAGTTTGTTCATCAGCCCAAGTTTTACACCACCAGACCTGAGCGTAGATGGGCTGAGAGAGAGCGTAATAAGATCAAAACACCATATGTGGTAATGATTGTCCTCTCAGGCTCATCGACTCACAAGGCTTACCCATTCACGGATAGCCTAATGGCACGGGTATTCCTTGAGCGGGATGACGTTAGCTTTGTAACT